GCAGAAGAAATGCACCGCAAAGATGTAAAGGCTGGCTGGAGAGCCCGACTTCGTTTCTATTGCAACGTACTAGTTGACGATGGAATTGAAGCACCCTATGTTGCAATCTGGTCAATGGGTATCAGCAAGCAATCATCATTTAATACAATTCGTGAGTATGCCCTTGAAACAGGAAGCATCTCAAACGTACTATGGAAGTTAAAGCGTAATGGTCAGGGTACTGAAACTAACTACACAATGATTCCATCAGTACCAGACAAGGAACCTTTTGCTTGGGGAGAGATTGAACCTTATCCTCTTGAGTTAGCACTAAAAAAGATTCCTTACGCAGAACAAGAAGCATACTACCTGGGCTTTGACAGTCCATCCATAACTTCATCTACCAACGCAGATTGGTAATATGAGTTACGTCGGCTTACATGTCCACACCCATTTTAGTTTATTTGATGGGATTGCTACTCCAGAAGAATACATTGACCGTGCAGTTGAACTTGGTATGCCAGCACTGGCTATCACAGATCACGGTACCTTATCTGGGCATAGAGAACTGCATCGTCTTGCAAAAGCAAAGGGCATTAAGCCAATTCTAGGTCTAGAAGGATACATGTGTGCAGACATATCTGATAAAAGAGATAAGTCTGAAAGAAAAGGTCAACAAGATCTTGTCTACAACCACATTATCCTTCTAGCCAAGAATAAAATAGGTTTAGAAAACTTAAATAAGATTAGCGAACTATCTTGGACAGATGGTTTTTTTAAGAAGCCAAGGTTTGACTTTGCTATATTAGAAAAGTACAAAGAAGGAATTATTGTTTCTTCTGCTTGTCCAAGTAGCGTATTAGTAAAAGCACTTGAAGAAAAAGAGTTTGCTCTTGCCAAGAAATATATATTATGGTTTAAAGAACGATTTGCGGATGATTATTATATTGAGGTTATGCCTCACACAGAAGCACATATTAATAAGTATCTTATAGAACTTGCAGATGAGTTTAACATCAAGGTTATTGTAACTCCAGACTGCCACCATTCAGATAAATCTCAAATTGAAATTCAAGAGTTTAAGTTACTGATGAACACTCACGCAAAGGTTATTAAAGAAACCTCATACGACAAGTCTAAGAAGCAACCAACAATGATGAAGCGTCTTGATTATCTTTACGGGGAAGATCGACAGATTACTTTTAATAAGTTTGACATTCACCTTCTTTCTTATGAAGAAATTAAAAAAGCCATGGAATTGCAGGGTATTGATAGACCAGACATATACTCAAACACACTACTACTAGCAGACACAGTAGAAGACTATGACATTCAAGAGGGACTAAACCTTCTTCCTGTTCAATACAAAAGTCCAGACAAAGAACTAGCAAAGATTGCTATGGAAGGTTTGGTTGAACGAGGTTTGTCAGAAAACAAAGAATACCTTAACAGGCTTGAAGTAGAACTTAAAATTATTAAAGATAAGAAGTTTGCACCATACTTTCTTGTTGTAAGTAACATGATCAACTGGGCAAAGAAAGAAGAGATTATGGTAGGTCCAGGTCGTGGATCTTCTGCTGGCTCTCTTGTTTGCTATGCTTTAAGGATTACAGACATTGACCCAATAGAGCATAACCTCTTGTTCTTTAGATTTATTAACCCTGATCGAAATGACTTTCCTGATATCGATACAGATATTCAAGATACTCGTCGTGAAGAAGTAAAAGATTATTTAGTTAGACAGTATCGACATGTTGCATCTATTGCAACCTTCTTGCAGTTTACTGGTAAAGGAATTGTAAGAGATGTTTCAAGAGTATTGAACATTCCTTTGTCGGATGTAAACAAAGTCCTAAAGACTGTAGACTCTTGGGATGACTTCTGTACTTCAAAGTCAACAAGAGAGTTTAGAGAAAAGTATCCAGAGGTAGAGATCTACGGAGAACAACTTCGTGGAAGAATTCGTGGAACTGGAATTCACGCTGCTGGAGTTGTTACTAGCAAAGATCCAATCTTTAGATATGCTCCATTAGAAACAAGATCTTCTACAGGTTCTGATAACAGAATCCCTGTTGTTGGTGTTGACATGGAAGAAGCAGAAAAGATTGGTCTTATTAAAATTGATGCTTTGGGTCTTAAGACTTTATCTGTTCTTAAGAATACAATTGATATGATTAAAGAGCAAGATGGAAAAAAGATTGATCTTCTTAAGATTAAGATGGATGATGCTAATGTTTATCAGATGCTATCTGATGGATATACAAAGGGTGTGTTTCAGTGTGAAGCAGCACCATACACAAACCTTCTTGTTAAAATGGGTGTAAAAAACCTTTCAGAACTTGCAGCATCAAATGCTTTAGTTCGTCCAGGTGCAATGAACACAATCGGAAAAGATTATATTGATCGTAAGCATGGTCGTCAAAAAATTGACTATACTCACACCATCTTAAAAGAATTTACGGGGGAGACTTATGGCTGTATTCTTTACCAAGAACAAGTTATGCAGGCATGCGTGTCACTTGGAGGTATGTCAATGTCCGAAGCGGACAAAGTCAGAAAAATTATTGGCAAGAAGAAGGATGCTAAAGAATTTGATCAGTTCAAGGATAAATTCGTAGAAGGGGCTTCTGCTTATATTTCGCCTAACCTTGCTAAAGATTTATGGCAAGACTTTGAGGCTCACGCAGGGTACTCATTTAATAAATCTCACGCAGTAGCATACTCAACACTTTCATATTGGACAGCATGGTTAAAGTATCACTATCCACTAGAGTTCATGTATTCCCTATTAAAAAATGAAAAGGACAAAGATGCAAGAACTGAATATCTTATTGAAGCAAAAAGAATGGGCATTAGTATTAAGTTACCTCACATTAACGATTCGGATATTGATTTTAAAATTGAGGGTAAGGGTATTCGGTTTGGACTCAGTGCTATCAAGTTCATATCTGACAAAATTGGTGAAAGATATATGGCAGCACGACCATTCAGTTCGTACAAAGAACTTGAAGAGTTTACATTTACCAAAGGTAACGGAGTAAACAGTCGTGCACTACAAGCACTAAGAGTAATTGGTGCTGCAACCTTTAATGATAATCCTAGAAATGACCAAGAGATTAAAGAAAATCTTTATGAATATTTAAATTTGCCAGAGTTTAATATTACAATACCTTCTCACTACTATGCATTCATTCAAGACATAGATGACTTTGAGGAAAAAGGATCATATATTTTTATGGGCATGGTAAAGGCAATTAAAAGAGGACCAGGCTGGTCAAGAGTTGAAGTCTTAGATAAAACTGGTAGTGTTGGTATATTCGATGATGAGAATACAACTATAGAAACAGGTCGTTCTTATTTACTTCTTTGCAATGATAACAGAATTGTTTCTTTTATACCTTCTGATGAAATAAAAGAATCTTCTCATGCACTCGTTAAGTTCTTAAGTTACAAGCAGTTGCCATACAAGGATGATGAAATGTTTGTAGTATCATTTAAACCACGAGTAACCAAGACTGGCAAAAAGATGGCATCACTTACTCTTGCAGATACAAGCAGAGATCTTCATTCTGTTACAGTATTTCCCACATCTTTTGCAAAAGCATACATGCACATAGAAGAAGGAAAATCGTATAAGTTTGATTTTGGAAAAACTAAGGATGGGACAGTTACATTGGAGGATATACATGTCGGTTAGTATTGAAGAGGCGTTAGCACAATTAGATCCAAAGCTAAGAAAGAAATTAGCTAATGGTGTAGGAGTAAACTATGAGTATCAACCTACTCCTAGTTATGGTTTAAACCGTGCCCTAGGGGGTGGACTACCATATGGTAGACAAGTTCTTATTTGGGGATCAAAGTCATCTGCAAAGTCTTCTATGTGCCTTCAAATAATTGCTCTAGCCCAAGCAGAAGGAAAGCTATGTGCATGGATTGACTCAGAGATGTCTTACTCAGAAGACTGGGCTAGAACTTTAGGAGTAGATCCAACAAAACTAATCTATTCACAAGCAAGGACCATTAGTGATATGGTTGATGTAGGTGTTGGGTTAATGAATGCAGGAGTAGACCTAATTGTGGTAGACTCTATTACATCAATGCTTCCTGCAATATATTTTGAAAAAGATACAGATGAAATGAAGGCATTAGAAAATACAAAGCAGATTGGAGCAGAATCCCGTGACTTTAGTAACGCATGGAAAATGCTTAATTATGCTAACAACAAAGTTAAGCCTACTTTGCTTGTTCTTATTTCTCAGTCTCGTAATAATATCAATGCTATGTATACTAGTCAGCAGCCTAGTGGTGGTCAGGCTACTAAGTTTTATTCCTCTTGTATTGTTAAATTATTTAGTTCAGAATCAGACAACCAAGCCATCAAGGGTAAAATTAAAGTAGGAGATAAACTGATTGAAGAAAAAATTGGCAGAACTATTAAATGGGAATTACAATTCTCCAAAACCTCTCCAGGGTTCCAATCTGGCGAGTATGATTTTTATTTTAGAGGTGATGATATTGGTCTTGATACCATTGGTGATCTTGTTACTACGGCTGAGCTAAATGGAATTGTAGAAAGAACTGGAGCGTGGTATATTCTTCCAGATGGTTCAAAAGTTCAAGGGAAAGAAGCATTTGTTAATCGTGTAAGAGAAGATCTTGATCTTCAGCAATCTATTAAGGATAAGCTAAATGCCTAGTTACACCGTATACAATGGTAAATTTTTGTGCCATGATTGCAAGATAGAGGTAAGATCTCTAAGACTCTATGCTGAAACCAAAGAAGCAACTTGGATGTGCAAGGATAAACATCTTAGTACAGTTAGGTTTGGCAAACAAAGGAAAAGTGACTATGACGGAAAAAAGTGAGTCAAAACGAATTGGAGCAAAGCAACACAAAAACTCTGGTAGAAATATGCAAAAGGGAGATGCTTCATGGAAAGAATTTGTCATTGACTTTAAAGAGGTAGGCAAATCATTTACCCTTAATAAAGAAGTTTGGGCTAAAGCGACTACGGATGCTATCCGTAATGGTAAAGATCCTGCTATTGTTGTCGTTATTGGCGAGGGAAATACAAAAATTAGGCTTGCTATAATTGCAATGGACATGTTAGAACAATTAACGGAGGAATAATGGAAGAAAAAACAACTATAGACATGATCAATGGACTTTCAGAGATTGCTGATTATATGCAAGATGAAGAGCTGACTACAGCCCTTACTATGATTGCTAAACTAATTATTAAGCCAGATATCCCAATTAATGTAGCACATGTAGAAATTGTAAGGTTGCAGGCAATTGCAGCAAAGATGGCATTTAAAGCAACATGGATGGCTAATGTAGATAAGTCTGATAGAGGTAAAAAGAATTTATACTATACAGCAGCAGAGTCTATAAACAATCTTGTCTCAGCACTGAAATACATAACTCGTTAATCTGGTATACTTAAGGTAGTAGAAATGAGAATAAAATGACAAAAAATTTATTGCAGCAGATCATGATTAAAACAGAAAAAAATATAATCCATCCTATAGATCAGGCAGGATTAATTGAAAAAATTCAGTCTGGATATACGGTAAATCGTGTAGCAAAGCATACACAAAAGAAAACCTTTGCTCCATCAACTATTGCATATGGCCATGGTGAGTGTCCTAGATACTGGTACTTAGCCTTTGATGGTCAAACATTTGAAGATGATGCTACACCGTTTAGTGCAGCAAACATGACTGCTGGAACTAAGTCCCATGAAAGAATTCAAGAAGCAATGGGCAATGTTCCTGGCTTCCTAGTTGATTCTGAATTTAAAATTACACATTCAGATCCCCCAATTTTTGGGTATGGAGATGTTATTGTTAATTGGCAGGGAGAAGAGCTCCTTGGTGAAATTAAAACAATGATGAATGAAGGGTTTGAGTATCGTAAAACACACATGAAGCCAAAGTCTGGACATTTAATTCAGTTATTAATTTATATGAAGATTCTTAAAAAGGCAAAAGCAGTATTAATTTATGAAAACAAAAACAATCATGATGTTCTTGTTTTGCCAGTAGAAGTAAATGATTATTATCGTCGGTGGGTAGACCAGACGTTTGAGTGGATGAGAGCAGTTCGTAAGGCTTGGGTTGATAGAACCCTGCCCCAAAAGAACTATCGTTCTAACTCAAAAATCTGCAAGTCATGCCCAATTAAAAAGGCTTGTGCAGATGCTGGTCCAGGAGACTTTAAACTAAAGTCCATGGAGCCAATAGATGAAGCATTGTCAATGGTGTGACAAACAATTTAATTCAGAAATAAGTTACCAAATTTACTGCTCTTCAGATTGCAGGGATCTAGCAACAAAAGAAAAAATTGCTGCTAGGTATCTTGTGACAAGAAGGCAAAAAAGAATAGGGAAGCAAAGGCTTTGCAAGTCGTGCAATAAAGATCTTTCTATTTACAATGATGATACTCTTTGTGCTAACTGCACTGTAAGTCCATCATCCGTAGTAAAAGCATTAAAAGAAATAAAGGATAACTTAAAATGAAATTATCAAGCATATCTAGTGCCATCCCAGAAACGATCTGTGCAATTGATGCTAGCACTAATAGTTTAGCTTTTGCTGTTTTTAATACAAAAGAAAAAACACTTTCTTCTATTGGAAAGATTAACTTTACTGGCAAAGATACTTATCAAAAAGTTATGGATGCTGGACAAAAGGTAAAAGCTTTTCTTGATTACTTTGGGGGCTTTGAGGCTATTGTAATAGAGCATACAGTATTTATGAATAGTCCTAAGACTGCTGCAGATTTAGCCCTTGTTCAAGGAGCAATACTTGGTGCAGCAGGACAGTCAGGAACTAAAGCAATTGGCAAAGTTGCACCGATAACCTGGCAAAATTTTATTGGCAATAAGAAAATATCTAAAGATGAAAAACTCTACATACGGTCTCAACAGCCAGGCAAGTCTGAATCATGGTACAAAACATTTGAAAGAGACTTGCGAAAACAAAGAACTATTAGTTTTATTAATCTTCAGTATGATATGAGTATAACGGATAATGATGTTGCAGATGCCTGTGGCATTGGCTATTGGGCTTTAAAAAATTGGGGAAAGGCAATAGGAGAATTATGAGAGAGAGGTTTGATTTTAAAGAAGAGGAGCATAGCGTTATTCTTACAGTAAAAACCAAGTCTCCGACCAAGTGGCTGCTGTTTGATCGTGAAACAGGACAGTTTTACGTAGGAAGTCCAGATGCACATTGGGATAGGCTTGAGCCAAAAATAAAAATTGACAAGGATCTTGATGTCTGGTAAACTATATACAAGTGAGGCATTTATGAAAAAAAGATACCTTGTAGACAAAAAATCACCAGAAGAAATTGCCAAAGAGTGTGGAGCAAGCATAGAAACTATCTATGTATATCTTGCTAAATTTAAATTAAGGAAGTCAAAGCGATGAATAAATTTCAAAAATTATTTATTACAGTAGGTGTTGCTGGCGCAGTGGGGATAACCTTTGCTTTGGCTGCATTAAAGGGTATTCCAGAATCATTTGATTGGGATGAAGATGATGAGTGAAAACTTACATATAACTGTTGATCAAGTTAACCATCCTAAACACTATACAACAGACCCATCAGGAGTTGAGTGTATTCAGATAACCAGACATAGAAATTTTAATATTGGAAATGCATTTAAATATCTTTGGAGAGCAGGAATAAAAGATGAGTCTAAAACTATACAGGATTTAGAAAAAGCAATTTTTTATATCCAAGATGAAATTAAAAGACTGGAAGGTAGCCATGTCAACTGAAGATGATATGATTAAGCATCTTGATCAAGTCAATGATGTTGTTGTAGAATACCTTAAGGGTAATGATCCAACTCAAATATCAAAAGACCTTGCAATCCCTAGACAAAGAGTTGTGGCACATATAGATGAGTGGAAATCCAATGCTTCAAATAACGCAGTAATTCGTGCTCGTGCAAAAGAAGCTTTAGCTGGAGCAGATGCTCACTATGGTAAATTAATATTAAAATCCTATGAGGTTATGGATGAAGCATCGATGACAAATAACCTAACTGCAAAAACAGGAGCCATTAAACTGGTAATGGATATTGAATCCAAGCGTATTGATATGCTACAAAAAGCGGGACTACTTGAAAATAAAGAACTTGCAGAAGAAATGATAGAGATTGAGCGCAGACAAGAAGTACTCGTAACTATCCTAAAGGATGTTGCCTCTGAATACCCAGAAGTGCGGGATGTTATTATGAGAAAGCTTTCTTCTTTTGCTAAAGATAATGAAGTCATTACGGTTATAAACAATGTTTGATGATTTTTTAGATGCATTAAAAGATAACCATTTTATAGAAACACCAGTAGATGCAAAGACCTTTGTTGAACATGAAGACTATCTTGGGCTACCCCCCCTATCAAAAATTCAATATGATATTGTAGAAGCTATGAGTCAAATTTATAGAAAAGAAGATTTAATAGATCTAATGGGAGAAGAAGAAGGATCTAGATATTACGAAAAATATACTAAAAATGAGATCATCCTACAACTTGGTAAAGGCAGTGGTAAAGATTTTACATCTACCGTAGCCTGCTCGTACATTGTCTATAAGCTGTTGTGCTTAAAGGAACCTGCAAGATATTATGGCAAGCCAGCAGGAGACGCTATTGATTTAATTAATGTGGCTATTAACGCACAGCAGGCAAAGAATGTCTTCTTTAAAGGGTTTAAATCAAAGATTGAGCGATCTCCTTGGTTTGCTGGAAAGTATAACCCAAAAGCAGATTCAGTTGAGTTTGATAAATCTATTACTGTTTATTCTGGTCATTCAGAACGAGAGTCCCATGAGGGTTTAAACCTTTTGCTTGCAGTCCTTGATGAGATTTCTGGATTTGCTTCTGAAATAAATACTGGAAATGAACAGGGCAAAACTGCGGATAATATTTACAAAGCCTTTCGTGGTTCAGTTGATTCTAGATTTCCAGACTTGGGGAAGGTGGTGCTTCTATCTTTCCCGCGGTACCCAGGAGACTTTATTTCAGAAAGATATGATGCAGTAATTGCAGAGAAAGAGGTAGTAGAAAAAACCCATAGGTTTATTATTAATCCAATACTGCCAGAAGATGATCCAGGTAATACATTTGATATTACTTGGGATGAAGACCACATTATTTCTTATAAATACCCAGGAGTTTTTGCATTAAAAAAACCAACATGGGAAGTAAACCCAACTAGAAAGATTGATGATTTTAAGATTGCTTTTTTGACTGACTTAGGAGATGCTATGCAAAGATTTGCATGCGTTCCTACATTTGCATCTGATGCATTCTTTAAGCAATCAGACAAGGTAAGATCATGTATGACACTCAGAAACCCTGTGGATAACTTTAGAAGGTTTGATGAAGCATTTAAGCCAGACCCAGAGAAAGTTTACTATGTCCATGCTGACCTTGCCCAGAAACACGATAAGTGTGCAGTTGCAATAGCTCATGTGGATAAGTGGGTAAATATCCAGGTAATTAATAATTATGAACAAGTAGCACCAATAGTAGTAGTAGATGCAGTAGCATGGTGGGAACCCAAGGTTGAAGGACCAGTAAATTTATCAGAAGTTAAAATGTGGATTCAGAATTTAAGAAGGCTTGGATTTAATATTGGAATGGTTTCTTTTGACCGTTGGCAGTCCTTTGATATTCAAAATGAATTAAAACAGGTGGGTATAAGAACTGATACTGTTTCTGTTGCTAAGAAGCATTATGAGGATATGGCTATGCTTGTTTATGAAGAAAGATTAGCAATGCCAGCCATTGATTTATTATTTGATGAGCTTACGCAGTTAAAGATTATGAAAAATAATAGGGTAGATCACCCAAGAAAATCTTCAAAAGATTTGGCTGATGCGGTTTGTGGTGCTATCTTTGGGGCAATATCACATACCCCAAAGGATCAAAACCAAGTGGTGGAGGTTCATACAATAAGCGATAGGCCAAAGAAAGTTGACAGCCTTGATCGTAATGTGATACACTTTAAACCTATGCCAGATGATGTAAAAGACTATCTGGATAGGTTTAATCTACTATAAATAAGGAGAAATACTGAATGAATTCATTCAAGAAAATATCAATTGCTATCGCTGCAGCCCTAGCAATTACAGGTCTATCTACAGTTTCAGCATCGGCAGCCCCGTTAGTTGTTACAGTAGCAACTGCAGCAAACACGACAACGGCACTTGCACCTTCAACAGTTGCAGTGCCAGTAACAAATGTAATTGCTGCGGGTAATACTATTGCACTTGCTGCAACAGCAGATACAGCAACAGTGGTTACATTTACAGCATCAGGAGCAGTTCGTTTAGTAACTGCACTTAATACAACAGATGCACCAAAGACAGTTGCTTCAGGGGTTACATCTACTTCAGCAACATCGGCAGGAACCGCATTGACAGTTTATGCCTACACAACATCAACAACAGTTGGATCTGTTACCATTACAAATGGTGCCTATTCAACAATCGTTTATATTCAGGGTACAGCAGGAGTAGCAGCAAACATTGCTTTATCAGTACCAACATCAACAGCAGTAGGAACAACTCCTACATTTGCTGTATCAGCAACAGATGTATTCGGAAATCCCGTTGCATCAGAAGCAGTTGCAGTAACATTAATTGGAGCAACATTCTCTGATGCTTCAATTACAAAGACACTTACAACTTCAGCAGTCACTTCAGCAGCAGGCGTTACTCCAGTAACAGTCCTTGGTTCTGCTACAGGAACACTTGCTACAGCAGTTGCAGGTTCAGTTACAGTGGTTGCAACAGATGCAACAATTGCAGCAACAGCAACTGGTTTGCCAGTAGCAGTCAAGTCAGCAATTGCAACATTTGTAGTATCAGATCTTGCTACTCAGATCGCAGCATTGACAGCACAGGTTGCTGTACTAACTAATGCTAATTTAGTTGCAAAAGCAGCAGCAGATGCAACAGCAGTTTCAGTTAAGTTAGCAGCAGATGCAGCACTTGTAATTTCTAAAGCAGAAACAGCAAAAGCAATTGCAGATGCAGTAATAGAAAAGATTGCAGCAACAGCATCTGCTAAGGCAGCAACAGATCTTGCAGCAGCAACTTCTAAGGCAGCAACAGATCTTGCAGCAGCAACTTATAAGGCACAGTACAATGCTCTTGCTAAGAAGTGGAATGCAAAGAATCCTAAGACTAAGGTTGCGTTAAAGAAGTAATCAGTCCAACACTAAGGGGATCTGCTTATGCAGGTCCTTTTTTTGTATAATAAAATGATATAATCATCTTGTTAGACATTAGTCTGCAGAAGGAGCTGAGAGGAATAAAAAAATTATTACGCATAGTTTTAGTATTAATACTTGTATCAGCACCCTTGCTCCTTGGCATAGATAAGGCTCACGCAGCCTCTGCAGGGCTTGTAGCCAAGGTTTATAACTGTCTTGGATACAATGGTTCCCCTCCCATGCCCTGCAATAACGCAAACCCAGTAATTACAACTACTGTTCCTAATATAGACCTCCAGTGGGGTGGTGGATCAGTTTTAGGTGGTCCCTCAGAAGATGTTCAAGTTCATTTTTCAGGGTATATAGTAAGCCCAACAACACAAAACATATCATTCTTAGCAACAGCAGATGATGGAACCCGATTATATATAAATGATACATTATTAACAGATGATTGGGTAGATAAGGGTGGTGGAGGAACTACCTCTGAGCCAATTGCTTTTACTGCTAATCAACCTAAAAAGATAGATCTTTGGTATTATGAAAATGGTGGCGGAGCCAATGTATTTTTAAATTGGGATATTGGTCAAGGTATGCAAATTATTCCAGCATCAGCATTTTATCAAACAGATCCTGGATATACAGCACCTCCACCTCCAGCAACACCATCAATTACTCCAATATCAAACCTACAATACACTTTAGGTTCTCAAAACATTGCCCTAACTTGGGATTCAGCAACAGCACAGAATACAACTTTAAGAATATATTTAATTAATTTTTATGATTTAGATACAGCAACAGCAACAACATCTGGTGGATGGGGTATATGGAACTATGTGTCTCAAGGTCACTCATATAATTTTCCATACTATTTATTAACTGGAAGTAATCCAGTAACTACTGGTTGGGGTCCCGTAAGAATTTGTATTAAGGCATCAAGTGAAGATCCAAATGCTGGATTAAATGGGATTAGGTCTGAGCCAGTGTGCGTTGATATAGATGTTGTAGATCCACAAATAGCAATTGATGTTGAAACTGAAAGACTTAGATTGGTAGAAGTTGCTAGAGTAGCAGAGGTAGCAAGACTTGCAGAAATTGCTAGAGTTGCAGAAGTGGCAAGATTAGCAGAAGTAGCAAGACTTCAAGCAGAAGCAGCAGCACTGTTAGCAGCACAACAAGCAGAGGCTGCAAGGTTAGCAGAAATTGCTAGAGTTGCAGAAGTGGCAAGATTAGCAGAAGTAGCAGAAGCAGCAAGAGTTCAAGCAGAAAGACAGGCTGCTATAGCAGAGGCTGCTAGAGTAGAAGCAGAAAGACAGGCAGCCCTTGCCGAAGCAAACAGAATTGCTGCAGAAGCAGCAGCAGCAAAAGCAGAAGCAGATAGATTAGAGGCAGAGGCTGCTGCAATTAAGGCTGAAGCAGATAGAGTTGCTGCAGAACTTGCTGCTCAGAAAGCAGAAGAAGATAGAATTAAGGCTGAAGCAGAAGCCCAAGCAGCCGAAGAAGAAAGAATAAAGGCTGAAGAGGATGCTAAAGCCAAGGCAGAAGAAGAAGCCAAACTATTAGCAGAACAAAAAGCACAAGAGAAAGCAGATGCAAAAGCAAAAGCAGATGCAGAAGCAAAGGCTAAAGCAGATGCAAAAGAATTATCAGATAAGCAGGCACAAGAAAAAGCAGAACAAGATAAGTTGGATCAGATAGCCAAAGATGCTAAAGATGAAAAAAAATTATCAAAAGAAGAAGTAGCAGCAGTTGTTAGTGCACTGATTGCGAACCTAAAACCAGGGGAATCAATATCAGCAGCAGAAGTAAAAGCATCTGGAGCATCTTATGCAGACCTTCCCCCATCAACTCCAGTAGAAATCAGAACATCTGAATCTGGTGAGGTATTGGTTATTACAGCAGAGGTAGCAGCCAATGTTGAGTTAGTTCAAGATCCAGGAGCATTACTTGAAGCAGTATTTACAGATCCAGGAGCAGCATTAGCAGCCCTAGAAAGTATTGGGGCAGACATGACTCCAGCAGAAAGAAAAGAAGCAACCGAGATGGTTGTTGTAACAGTTATTGCTACAGGGGCTGCTATAACTGCAGCAGGTGCAGCAGGATCCACTGGAGGAGGCTCTTCTAATTCAGGAGGAGGTTCAGGTGGAGGAGGCTCTTCAGGAGAATCCAAAGGTGCAAGAAGGAGAGAAACAACATGATGAAAATTATTAAAGATTTAGTAGATCAAGCATGGACACTTCTAGGTATGTTTATTGCCTGGGTTGTTCTTGATGGCAGCGCAAAAACTATAGTTGGATATGGTATCGTATTTACTTTAATATTTTGGGGATTAACATACAAAATTAGAAATAGAGAGGAGGACTAAAATGACAACTAAAAAAGTATTCGTGGCTCCAAAGAAAGAGAGCCCACAGAAGGCTCTTCCAAATATCTTAATGCGTATTGTTGCAGTGTTCGCTGCTTCTGGTTTATCAGTACTTGGTGCTGGAGCAGTAGTAGGAATTGAAACAGTTCAGGCAATTATGCTTGCAGGTTTGTTGGGCGTAGCAACAGTCATTGAAAGGCTTGCAAGGGCTTTTTTAGACGATGGCAGGTTATCATTAACAGAAATAAATGATGCATTTAGGACTGTAGACAAAAAGGCTAATTAGTCATTGTAAGTCATAGTTGACAGCCCTCTCTGGGCAATGGTATACTTGAGTATATCTATCTAGAGAGGTTTTCATGACTTGTATTGCTGTTTTAAAGGATGAAGGTAAGGTTTACATGGCAGGAGATAGAGGTGCATCAGATGATGGAACTATCTTAGCCTTATCTGCCCCAAAAGTTTGGAAAATTGGTCCTTATCTAATTGGTTATGCAGGATCAATGGATGGCGAAAGAATTCGTTACAACTTTAAACCAACTATACCTAACATTAAAGATACAGATAAGTTTATGCAAACCAAATTTATTAAAGAGCTAAAAGAATTTTATAATGAGTTCTGGGTAGATACATCAAAAGATGGAGACCTAGGTTTAATTATTGCTATTCGTGGTGAAATATACGAACATAGTTCTGCAGACATGTCTTTATCTAAATACACTCTGCCATATTTGGCAATGGGATCAGGAGCAGAATATGCTTACGGGGTTTTATATGCCACAGATAAACAAAAAAATGCACGGAATAGAGTGCAACAAGCAGTATCAGCAGCAATAAAATTTAACCCATCATGCATGGGTCCAGTTGACATTGTAAGTCTTTAAAGATATACTTAATACATGGACGATTCATTTGAAAGAGATCTAAGTATAGAAGAAAAAGAATTTTCTATTTGGTTAGAAAATGGTATTGAAAGAAGATGGATTTCAGATCCTTACTGTAATACTCATGATGGTGGGTATGAATACAAATCAACAGAAGAGATAGAAGAGTGGGACCAAGGCGGCGACCCATGTGATCATGTAGTAAAGTTAATGATAGGGGAATAAAATGAAAAAGTTAATTATTGGAGTAGTAGCAGTATTAGGGTTTGTATTAGTGCAGCCAGCACAAGCAGAAGAAAATAAAACACTTGTAATCATTGATTCTTATTTTGATTCAAGAGTTGCTAGCCCAAGTTTTAAATGTATTGTTGTTGCTACAAAAGATTTATGCAAAGATTCTGTAAGCGTTATCCCAAAATCTTTATCTAGCAATATTAATCATGGGAATGCCATGGTTGAAGTCTCTAGACGCCAAAACCCAAATATTAATATTATTGGGTTAGTCAGTGCATCAAGTCCTTCGTCAGACGTAAATGCTGGAACTTTTGTTGAAGCCTTGTCTTGGGTTGACAATAATTCTACAGGCGTTGGAGCAGTTTCAATTTCAAGATACTTTAATGGAGCAACTACCTGTTCTCCAGCATCCGTAAATACTGCTCCTTATGGCGGAGTAGTTGGGGTAGACTTAAAAATTAAAGAATTGATTTATGCTTTAAATAGCAAAGGCATTAAAGTCTTTGCCTCTACAGGTAACGTATTTAAAAAACCAGTAGGCTATCCAGCATGTATTAGTCAAGTAAATTCTGTTAGTGTTGGAAGCATAAATAAATTAGGAGTGACCGTTAGCTCTTTTCAGTTTGATGCTTTTACATCTTACTTTGCATCAAGCTCAGTTTTTTCTTATACTACGCCAATAGGGCTTGTCGCTAATACCACTTCTGCTGGAACAGTGGCAGTTGCTACACAGTACTTAAGTAAGAGTATTCTGACAAAAATTGTTGCAGTAGTTAGATAGTTTCAAGGACTGGGGGTA